GATATAGCGCGAGGTGCCCGATGCAATTGCAACAATGGTGCCTGTGCCACCCGATGTCTTAACGGTAAAGGTGTGAGCGCCCGTGTTTTTGATCAGCGCGTCCTGACCTACTGAGACCTCGTCAGCAGGGGGCATGCGCAACTCAAGCCCAGCACTTGAGGCTGACACATCCATGATGCGTGCTGCAGGCGTGTCGGTACTCAGGTTGCCGTTGATGGGCCACACCAACTGCAGGTTTGCAGTCAGCGTGATCGATTCATACGAGACATCCGTAGGCTGGACAACATCGCCAGTAAAAGGGCTGGTATAGCTCATGATTAACTATCCGCGGCAACGGCCTGGCGATCAGCGATACGCAGCTTATCCTCGGCCATGAGGGTTTGCATGATGGCGTCATACTGCGCTTGCCACACGGGTGTGCGCTCATCGTTCTTTAAGAACGGCATAGCTTGCAATAAGGACCCGTACAACAATGCTTGAGGTGCGTAGACCGTAAACCAGTTGGTTTGATTGGTAATGTCCAAAGGCTGCACGCGCTCGTAATAAAGCACTTCAAAGTTGTAGGCGATCGTTGGCGTCGGAGCCACAAACCAGTGCGTGTAATCGTAGTCGCAATAAAACTTGGGCACATCCGTTTGTGTCGGATCAGGCCAATACTCACGCAGATACTCATACTTTCGTAGCAGGACAGGGTAACGCTTGCCTGCCACCGTGATGTTCATTGAGACTGTTTTGTGCCAGCGTGCAGGCTTATCAATCACGGGATTGGCTGCATTCATCGTGCTGTTTTGCACGGTCAGGTTGCCCAAAAACTTGATCTGGCTGGCAATGACCTGTTCGGCAAGTCCGATGAAGGTGGGAATACGGGCAACGGTCTCGGCGTCGGTGCGCTCCAGGTACTGCTGGATGTCCGTCACCAAGTTGTTGTAGGTCATTGCGTAGGCCATTACCACACCTTCTTCTTGATCGATTCGGGCTGGGGCACAAATTGCTTGCCTTGCCGCATTCCTTCACGCTTGGCTCGAGTTGTTGCCGCGTATTCAGAAGGGGTGAGCTTCTCTCGTGCTGCTTTGGGCAAGTAACGCTCGCCAGTTGCTTTGGGTCCTTGAGTGCTGGGTTTGCCACTGCGCGTACCCCAGTCCTCTTTGGTCCACTTTGAGAGCGAATTATCCGCTTTTTTAGGCCCTTTGTAACCCCCACCCGAGGCTTTGTATTTCTGGGTGGCTAGCTGTGCCTTACGGGCGCTCCATTGACCTGGATTGCCGCCTTTGCCCGAGGCTTTGACTGAAGCGACAATACGCTTCCATTTGGCCGGATCTGACTTGGTTGCTGAACTCATAGCAAGGCACACTCCGCATTTCGTCGGATCACTAAACCGCGCAGGACTTTACCCCCGCCGCGGACCCATAGCCTTAATTGTTCTTTTGCGCCTTCCCAATCCTGCTGGTTAATCTTCTTGCGAAGCGTCGAACTTTGTAACCTGCCAACCCCCAGGTTGTAGCAAAAATCCACAATCGCATTGAGTTTGCCCCAGTCCTTGTTTTGAATGGCTAGCGTTAACAGAATGGGACACAAGCGAATGGCACCCGGCGCGTAGGTGTGTACAAGCTCGTGCATCAACAACTGCTCGGCATAGTCCCTAGAAATGGCAGGATCGTCCTTGGTGACACGATCACCGCTCTGGTAATAGGTTGACCCATATCCAATCGTCCAGACGCCTGCAGGGCACAAATAAGGCTTTGCAGAGAACCCTTCAAAGCGCTTACAAAGCTCTTTGGCTAGATCGAGCTTCACGCAAGGCCTCGAACCTTCAAGGTGCGATCAAGAAACCAATAATTGAAAGTGCCCGCTACCAGCGCAGCAAAGTCGGGCGACATGATCATCTTGAATACGTCCTGCACAGGCAAGCCTTCTCGGCTAGCAAGGATCGCAAACCAAATGTGCGATGCCGACCAGATAGCCAAAATCCAATAGGTCACCACAGGCCTTACTGAAGCGGACAGGGATGCTACCCAGCCGCCTGCAGACTTAGCCATTTCTGCCTGCTGATTGATAGCCGCTTCAAATGCAGCCATGACGCCCGTATCAATTGCCTTGTCACGCTCTGCACCAATCTCAGCAAGCTTCATCTCGCCGCGGATTTGCTCAAGCTCGCACTGACGGTTAAACATGGCTAACTCATGCTGGCGCTCGTTCTTGCGATCCAGAAACTTAAGGACTTCAGGGGCTAGGCGAAACAAGCCTCCGAAGATCGTGCCAAATAAACCGCCACCAATGATGTCTAACATTAGATGCCTAGCAATTTCTTAACGAACATCGCCGCGACGCCTGGCCCTAACAGCACGGCAGTAATCGTGATGTAGAGCAGCACTTCAATGCGCTGCATGCGTTTAGAGCCTTGGTCAAAACGCTTTTCAATATTCTCGTAACGCTGGGCGCATACAGCCTCATGCACTGACAAGCGGGTATCCACATTCTGTTCCATGGCTATAAAACATTCAAAAAGATCAGTTGCGTTAACCGACTATTGATCACGTCGGTGCCAAAATGCTCACCCATTGAATGCCACATCCACGGGCGAAACAAGACAAGACGGTTGGTGCGAATCGGCGCATCAAACACCGGCTCCCACTGATCTTTTTGCTTTCCTTCCGTCTCAAAAAACTTGAGCATGTCATCGTGCGTTGTCACACCAATGGCTTGCGCTTCCAGGTGGTCCTTGGGCGCTACTTCCATGCCTGACTTGCGGTGGCGATACATCACCGTACCTGCTTGTTTGCCAGCATAGTGCTGAGGCAAGCTTAAGTAAATAACCCCCGCCCAGACTTGCTGAGGCTTAGGGTCAAAGTGAATGACCTGCGTCGAGGTATCCTGCTCGCAAGTGAAGCGGAAGTGCCCGCAGCTTGATGTCGGTGTGGGAAAGACTATATCGCCTGTAATCTGCGAGAGCCTATTGTTAAGGTCAAGCGACCAAAAGGCTTGCAAACTGTTGCGGCCAGGGTAGTTGCGCGAACCCGGCTCTTCATACTCAGCCTCAAGCGCAATCTTTCTAACCGCATCAAAGTCCGGGTAGAAGTCATCAACAACAATGATGCGCTTATCAAAGTTCACCACTCACCTGTCCAGTGACGCAAACCGTTGGCAGCATAGAAGTCACGCTTCATCTTCTCCCAATCGCCTGCATACCCCTTAAATAGGGTGGTTTGATGGGGTGGATTCTCTGGTATGCACTTAAGACCTTCAACCATATTGATCGCAGCACGCATTTGCTCGAAGGCTTGCTCGCCAGGATTGGTATCAATGATGCCGCCAAATAATGTCTCAGTGATGGCATGCATGTAAGTCTGTGCGCCAAGGAAATAGATGCTATCTGCACCCTCTCGCCTGCGTGCAAGCCAGTGCCTAATGGCAGCGCGGTAGATTGGATTGTGCGGTGCGCTCAACATCATGTCATGCGAGAAATCAAAGTTTCTGCAGGTAGGCAAAACCTGGCGCGTCTTCTCGTCCACTATCGTCGATAAGGACACGTTGCAGAGCCTGTCGATATCAACGTATAGGCCACCCTCTAAAAACATCTTGTAGAGCCGCCAAATGTCTGTCTTGGCCACAATATGCAAGTCTTTGGCTAACGCATAGTCCTCGGCCATCTTGTCTTGCAAGTAGGCGTCGATATCAGCATCGTCAGAGATCTGCAGCGCCCAATCAGGATTAAGATCGACAAGCTTGCGCAGGCCATTAACGATTAAAGGCGACGTGCTCTCAAGCACCTGCTTATCGTTCCAAGCCACATGAATGATCTTGGGAATCATGCCATCCTCTTAATGGCCACTTGGTAGCCGTTAGGCATCTCTAGTACACGCATGCGCGACCAGTTGCACTGAATAAAGCTGTCAATTGCAAGCTTAGGACTCTCATCAGCGGCGCTGCCGTATCGCCAACTAACCGCATCATCAAAAAGCATAATGCCGCCGATCTTCAGGATCTCAAAGCCAAGCACCGCATCAGCAAGTACATCCTTAGCATAGTGTGACCCATCCACATAAATCAGGTCAGCCTTTACGCCACGCTGATAAAGCGTCATCAAACCATCAAAGGACCGCTGCTGGATAAGCTCTACGCAAGGATAGTCAGCAAGGTTTTCTTTGAATTGCGCCTCAGCATCTCTTACAACCTCTTCGCGTAGGTTCTCTACGGGCAAGAAGGGATCAACGGCGTAGTGCTTATAGCTATCACCGCCGAGCGCCTCAGCCATTTGAAACGTGGTCGCACCTTCAAACACGCCTATCTCAATAACTGTTTTAGGTCGGCCATGCTCCGTCACAATCCTTTGCAGGCTGTGCTGGATATGATCATGGAAGATGACCGATACCTTCATTATTTACTCGCCTTATCTGGCTCTGTAACCACAAGCGTCTTGAACCCCATCGCCTCACGGATCTTGGTAGCCGAGATTGAATGAATCGCATCATCAAAGGTCTCTTGCTCGATCTTGTAACCCACATCGCGGCCATAGGTGATGTTCACGATGTTGGGCACTAACTGGATCTCATACTGACCCTGATAGAGCGGATCAAGATCGCGCCTGATGAAGTCCTTGACCTGCTCGGCAGCAAACGGATTGGAGCCGTTCCAGCCCTGGCAGTCACGAATCTGAATCACTACCTGACCTGTCTTGGCAATCGCACGCTCAAACAATGCACGGTGGCCAGGATGCCAAGGTTGCCAGCGCCCAAGCATTTGCACAGTCTCTTTGCGCCAATCAAACCGTGGGCGACGGCGGTCATTCAGGATGTGGTCGGCTATGAAGTCAGACCATTTATCAGCGTCTTTTTCAGTGATACGAAAGTCGTAAACATCAGGTGGCACAAAAGCTTTGTTGGTATCTTCGTAGCGACCAGCATCGATGGTATCCATCCAGATAACCCAGTCTGCTTTGAAGTTGTGCCGCATCTCAGGCAGCGGTGCCACAAAGTCACAAATGACATAGTCAGCATTCGATGAGAGTGCAAACTCAGCCATCCTTATCGATTGACGAATCCGGCCCTCACGGCTGAAGTCCCAGTCGTTATATTTCTTGCGAACCTCATCAGCGTTAAACCACTTGACCGTGGGATGCCAATAAGTAGGCACCACTTCACACTGTGCGAGCTTTTCCACAGGGATGTCTGTGCTGGCCTCCAAGCGCTTTTTCAGTGCTTCAGCCATAAAAGTTTTGCCTGCTCCGGGCAGGCCCATGATGAGGATTTTTTTCATGCGGCTAGTTGGTCGTTGCGATCTGTTTTTCGGCCATGCTTGGGGCGACCAAGGATGGTGGTTTCAGTCTTATCGGGTGCATCCGTTGCATACACGCCCATTTGATGCACAGGAAAGATGTCTGTGCGAAGCATAATATCTAACGGCACTGAAATGCCATATTTAATGGCATGCGCCAGCATGTTTTTGGCTACCGCTGGATCAATTGCATACGCATGAGCACGACAAATGAAGTGATAGTTTGGGCCTTCGCTTGCATGTGGTGGCGTTGGCATCACAGCCCAGCCCTGCTGCGTTTGCTCGTGACAACCTAGATAGCAAATCGAGTTGTAGACCGAGTGCTGCAAGTAAGGCTGAAGCATGACCGCATCATGCTCAAGGATCACAATCGGCTTATCTTGCTCCACGCATTTGGCCCACAGGCTTATGTGCGATAGCGCACAGGCTACTTCACCGCGAGTCAGGTAGTGATCCGTAACCTTGATCATGTTCATCACTTGACTGTGATGTGCCGGTGGCTTGATGGGATTTTCTAAGCCGTTATAGGCGTCCCAAAACGCAAAAGGCATCCCAATGGATGCACATGATTTAGCGGCTTCATCAGCCTTGCGCTCAGAGGTTTCATGACCCTGGATGCGGATAATATAAGCCCGATCCACGGCCATGTCGTAGCTGAAAAACAGCGACTTCATACGGACTGCTGTAAAGGCTTTTGCTCTTCCGGTGGCGGTGCATCAGGTCTAATTGGCCAATCCAAGCCGTTGAAATCCACGATAGAAGGAAGATCGCGCAGCGCTTGACGGTAAGCAACCCACTCCGCAGGCGTTGGCTCACCTAATTCTGCATGCTTGATGACGACCCAATCCGTTTCAGCCAAACGGAAGTTGCGCTCAATGCGCCACAGACGCCATTTCTCGGCAAGCTCGGCATCGAGTTCTTCTTGTGTCTTAGAGCGCTTGGTCAGCGTCCAGACAACATGATCTTCTTTGACTTCGTAGCTTTCTGATTCCCACACTTCAGTGGCATAGTCCATCGAATCAGGCTTGACTGATACCACCGGATACCAGCCTGAGCGGATCAACGCTTCTTTATCTGCACCCCAATTCTGTACGCTAGGAGGCAGTGGGTTTGCCCCCTGTACGACCTTACCGTCTTCAACCTTAACCCACAGATCTAATCCTGCCATGTTGCACCTCGTTCAAATAGTCGCCAAGTGCAACGCGCACCTGATCAAAAACTTCCGTCCAGCTTTCATATTTGGTCTGTCTGAACAATCGAACCGAATCGTACCAAGGTACACGATCTCCTGGTAGTGCCCAGAGGTAATAAGGAAGGATAGGAATCACAACCCAAGTAGGTACGCCCATCGCAGCAGATAGATGTGCCACCGATGTGCAAGATGATATAACTAAATCACAGCTTGCAGCCACCTCTTGCGTGTCGAGCCATGAGTCAAGCTTCGATTCAGCAATCCATTCAGGGCGGTGCTGTGACCCCTCATCACGCTGCAACGAGACGAACTCAACGTCATAGCCGTTGACAGCATTAAAGAGCAACTCAGGCGGGAAATACTTGCGGTGATCGTGCTCAAAGTTAGGATTGCCCTGCCAGCGTAAGCCAATACGAAACTTGGTTCGTGGCGCTTGTGGCCGTGGAATATAAGCACGCCCCCAGACATCCTTGTACTCGATACCCAACGGTATAGGAGCCGACATTCCTGGCACCCAGGCATGATGGTAAACACCCGGCGCAGCTTCATGTACAGCCACTGCACGCACATTCGGTATGGTGGCAAAGAGCGTTACAAGCTCAGGCGAGCAAGCCACAATCACTTGGCATTTACGCGCTGTAATGTCTTGCACAAAGCGCATTTGATGGATCTGATCGCCTAAGCCACCTTCCAAGTAAAGCAGCACAATTTGATCTGATTGGCCTTCCCAGATTGGTGTGGGCACTTGGGGCTTGGCATTGCCAAAGACTTGCTCAATACGCCCTCTTGCAAGCAGTTGCATGCCCTCTTGGAGCTTGCCTTGCATCAGCACATACAAGCCTCGGTTATAGGCTGCACGGTGGTTTTGTGGCTCAGTACGCTCAAGCTGTTGAGCAATCTCCCAGGCCTTTTGAAAGTCGCCCCTGCGCCCTGCTTCCAGTTGCAAATCCAGCGGCTGCTTGGGCATGGATTCTTGCGTCTCACCTAGCCAAAAGCGCGGCTGATTGAACTCGTTATAACGATGCCCTAAGACTTCCTGTGCGGTTTGTTTGTGCTGGCGCTCAAGCTTAGGTTTGATGTCATGCAAGCCTGGAATACCCCACACCTCATCGTCTTTCTCAGCAACAATCGACCCTTCAATCTTCTCTAGGTTGTAGGCAAATGGATCAAGCTCTAAGAAGTCATGGATGCGCCTGAGTTGCGCTTCTGGATCAGCAAGCAGGTCTTCGTATTCAATCAAGCAAAAGGACAGCGGATCTTCCAGCATGCCTGCATGGAGCGTCACATAGCCTGTTTTGACCACATCAATGAGGTGTGTCTCAGCCAAAAACTTTTGCACATTGTCAGGCTTAACAACACGCACAAAGGATGCAATGCAATCAGGTACGCTGCGAACCGTTGCGATGATCTTGGGCTTTTGACCTAAGACTTTCGTCATGGTCTTCATGATCGGTGGCGCAGGCCAGCCACGGTTTTTATCGATGATGACAGGCTTGGTGATGGTCTCGTTTTTGGCTTGCATCAAGCCACGCAGCATACGAACCATGTCATCGTCATTGCGGCCTTGGACATGGATGGATTCATCACGCTCCCACTTCTCAGCCACTGCACCCATGATGCTGATAAGCCCTGAAGTGGGTGTCACATGCACCAAAGGGTTTTGATTCAGGATCGCAGCAAGTACCGTTGATCCTGAGCGTGGTAGGCCTGAGAGGAAGTACATCATGCTGGGTTTACGGTTGTTCCACTACGAGCTACGCAAAAATTAGTCCCTGCTGATGCAGACGCCCAATTGGTTAAAGCACCAACTTGTACAGGGGAGGATAAGTCTGCCGTACTGTTCTGCCCAAGTTGGCCCTTACCCCCGTATCCCCATAACCATAGAGTACCGTTAGTTTTAACGGCTATACCGAAAGTAGGTCCTGAAGAAGTTGATGACCAACCCGTTAATGCGCCAACTTGAACAGGGGAAGATAAATTTGCTGTACTGTTTTGGCCAGTTCGGCCATTAGCTCCAAGCCCCCACGACCATAAAGTGCCGTCAGTTTTAACGGCTGCGCAAAAACCCCCTCCTGCTGATGCAGACGCCCAATCAGTTAATGCGCCAACTTGTACGGGAGAGGATAAACTTGCCGTACTGTTTTGACCAAGTCGGCCACCTCCTCCATATCCCCATGTCCATAAAGTGCCATCAGTTTTAATGGCTGCGCAAGAAGTTGCAAGTGATGTTGATACAGACGCCCAATCAGTTAATGCACCAACTTGTACAGGGGAAGATCGGTCTACCTCAGAATTTTGACCGAGTCGTCCAGTGGCACCATCTCCCCACGACCACAAAGTGCCGTTAGTTTTAATAGCTACGCAGAAATAATTTCCTTGAGATACTGATGCCCAATCAGTTAATGCACCAACCTGCACAGGGGAAGATCGGGTTGTTTCATCGTTTTGACCAAGTTGACCCGTAGGGCCATATCCCCATGTCCATAAAGTGCCATCAGTTTTAATGGCTGCGACTGAAAGTATTCCCGCTGATGCTGATGCCCAACTAGTCAATGCGCCAACTTGTACAGGGGAAGATCGGGCTACATTAGTATTTTGACCGAGTTGTCCAAGAGTGCCTTGACCCCAAGACCATAAAGTTCCGTCTGTTTTTATAGCTACGCAAAAATCATTTTTTCCTGAAACTGATGCCCAATTAGTTAATGCCCCAATTTGTACGGGTGAGGATAAGCTTGCCGTACTGTTTTGACCAAGTCGGCCACCTCCTCCATATCCCCAAGAATAAAGGCTTGCCTCGACACCGCCAGGAATCGTGGCCTCAACCCACCCGCGCCATTTCGTACCACCATCCGTGGTTAGCAATGCAATGACCGTCACGCCGTTTGCGCCGGTAGCTAGGGTCGGTGCCGTTTGTACGGTGCCAATCGTCGTAGCAGCGTACTGCCCGCTCCAGTAAACGCTATTGGGCCATGTGATGGTATAGGCCGTGCCGCTTGAAGCATTCTTCACTACGATCTGGATCAAGATCGGCGTGCCGCTTGCAGGCACGTTGGTAAAGGACAGCGAAGTGATATTCGCTGCCATCGTCAAATCGATGACGTTGCCACTATTAAGATCAATCGCTGTGGTAGAAGATGACGTTACCGCTTGGCGAGTGTTGTTGGTGAGTGCGCCACCTGCTGCGTCGCCAAAGCTTAATGTGCCTGCGCCATCGGTTTTAAGCACCTGTCCCGATGTACCGTCTGCTGTCGGGTACTTAAGTGCAGCAGGATTATTGAAGAAACGCTTTACCGTACCTGATGCGTTTTCCATCCACATAGACATGTCATTGTCTGCGATGTTCAACGCAATTTCACCAGGGTTCATGTTGCCCGCTACAGGCTCTGTCCCGCTGGTGGTTGTACGGTAAAGCTGTATCGGCGTGTAGTTTGTTGCTGGCATGATTACCTCAAACGATTAACCGGGGTTTACTGTTGTAGCTACAAACGCTGCGCAAAAGTTGTTTCCTGCCGATGCTGATGACCAACTAGTTAAAGCACCGACTTGAACAGGAGAGGATTGTTCTGTTATGTTGTTTTGACCAAGCTGACCACTGGAATTCTCACCCCAAGACCATAAAGTACCGTTAGTTTTAATGGCTGCGCAAAAGCTGGTAAATTGTGCCGATGCTGATGCCCAGTCAGTTAATGCTCCTATTTGTACAGGAGAGGAAAGCGTTGTTGTACTATTTTGACCAAGCCGCCCATTAAAACCCGCTCCCCATGACCAAAGCGTGTTATTGGTCTTAACTGCTACACAAAAAGCCCCTCCTGTTGATACTGATGACCAATTCGTTAACGCTCCAACTTGTACGGGAGAAGAGCGATAATTGGTGTTGTTTTGGCCGAGTTTGCCAAAATTTCCACTCCCCCATGTCCACAGCGTACCATCTGTTTTAACGGCTCCGCAAAAATCATAACCTGTTGATACTAAAGCCCAATTTGTTAATGCGCCAACTTGTACAGGAGAGGATATATAGGTTTCATTACCCAGACCAAGTCTTCCTCGAACTGCACGGCCCCACGACCATAACGTGCCGTTAGTTTTAATCGCTGCACAGAAATAACCTCCCGTTTTTACTGATGACCAATTCGTTAACGCTCCAACTTGTACGGGAGAAGAGCGAGGATCGGTATGATTTTGACCAAGCTGCCCAAAATCATTGGATCCCCATGCCCATAAAGTACCATCTGTTTTAACGGCTGCACATAAACTATAACCTGCTGACGCTTGTAACCACGTTGTTAATGAACCAATTTGAACAGGCGAAGATTTATCTACCCTATCATTTAATCCCAATTGGCCTACATTGTTGTATCCCCATGACCATAGGGTACCGTCCGTTTTAACAGCTACACAACCGTTTTTCCCCGACGAAACAGTCATCCAATTAGTTAGTGATCCCACTTGTACGGGCGAGGAAAGGGTTGTTGTACTGTTTTGGCCAAGCCGACCCTGTGAGCCAAGTCCCCATGAATACAAACCAAGTTGTGATCCCCCCGGAATCGTTCCCTCAACCCAGCCGCGCCACTTGGTACCACCGTCAGTCGTCAAAAGCGCAATCGTGGTGACGCCATTGGCACCTGTTGCTAGGGTTGGCGCTGTCTGCACATTCGTAATCGTCGTGCCGGTATATTGACCGCTCCAGTACACGCTCGATGGCCATGCAATCGTGTAAGCCGTGCCGTCTGAGGCGTTCTTAACCACAATCTGCACAAGGATCGGCGTGCCTGATGCCGGTACATTCGTGAATGACAAGCTTGTGATGCTAGCTGCCATCGTCAAATCAATGACCTGACCGCTTGCCAAATCAATAGTGGTCGTGGCCGAGGACGTAACCGCCTGCCGCGTGTTATCTGTTATCGCAGAGCTTCCAGCGTCGGCAAAACTCAGCACGCCTGATGCGTTAGTCGATATGATTTGGCCTGACGTACCGTCAGCCGTTGGATACTTGAGTGCAGCAGGGTTGTTGAAAAAGCGCTTGACCGTACCCGATGCGTTCTCGAAGTACATCGTCATATCGTTATCAGCGATATTGAGCGCTAATTCTCCGGGCGATAGATTGGCATTCGACGGCTGTGCGCCAGACGTTGTGCTGCGATAAAACTGAATGGGCGTGTAGTTGGTTGCGGGCATATCAACCTCTTGAAGGCTTCATTTTAAGCCGCCTTGTCTAAGTGCAAAAGCCCTTTTAGGGCTTCTAAAACGACTTCTGGCGCGACAAATTTGCTGGGGTCATGCTCATAGCACTCCCACCACAAAAACTGATTCTGAGCGAGATTGGCTCGGTCCTTGAGCAGGTTGATGTTCTCTGGGTGGCCAAAAATCTGCGGGTCCGATACCGACCAAAGCACAATGCCTGGCTTGCCCTCATCCCACCCTAAATGCTGCATAAAGCTATCGCACGCAATCCATGTCGTGCATTGCCTCACTAACTGACGCAGCGATTGAATGGGTAGGTTCTTGCGGAAGTCTGGCACGAGTTGCTGCTCACCCTCAACGCCTACCTGAATAACCGGATTAGGCAAATGCGGGATTAACGCCTCCCAAAACGGATAGTCCTTGGGATTGCGCTTGCCGTTGTTAAGCTTCTTAGCAAAGGGCGCTATCAAAATCATAGGTACATCTTCCTGTAAGCACCTTCCAGGCTTGTCTTCCATTTCCAGCGGTCCATCTTGGCATAGATGTTATACATCTCGATGTCGCCAAATAAGTCTCTGGCCTCAGCAATCGACCTGCAGGGAAGAATCTCAGGATAGCAGCCAAACACCAACGGGTTCTTAATCTCAGGCAAGACATGCGTAAATACGATGTGGTCGCCCATGCCGTTGTTGAGCACCACAACCGTGTGGTTCTTGTGCGCTAGCGTGTTGCGGAAGATCTGCTCGTCATGCGCAAACAACTGATCGTTGTTATCCATGCGGATACCACCTGATGGCGCTTTCAGGTGCCAGGTCACTGCGTTGGGTACAACCAGCAGTTTGTAGCCTTTAAGCTTCAAACCCCAACTGAATAGCGTCTCTTCGCGGTGTGCCACACGAGACAGGCCTAGGTTGTAGTCATAAATCCCAGCACGGTACAAGAAGGTGCAGTGAAGATGATCAACCTCTCTGACCTTGTGAATGGTCTGCCACTGTGGATTTGGCTCGTGGTCAATGTAGTCAATCTTGCCTGTAGGCTTGGCCGTCTCAAAGTCATGGCCTGGCATGAAGACTGAGCCGCCAACGCCTGCCACATCAGGGGCGATGTGCTTGGCTAATTGCTCGAGTACGCCAGGCTCAGGCAGGGCATCATCATCCACGCGCCACACCCAGTCATAGCCCATGCAATTGGCTAGTTGATGATTGTGATGCTGGCCCTTTTTACCTGCCCACAGCCATTCCCATGCGATGCCTTTGCGCTCGAGCATGAAGAAATACTTGCTATACATCGGGTCCTGGCGCAGGTCTAAATGCTCGTCGTTGTCATCAAAGATCACAAGCTTGTCAGGCTTGCGTGTCTGATTCATCACGGCCTGCAAGGCCATCGGCAAGAAGGTATGCGTGCGGCCTCGTGTCGAGATTGAGCACAGGATACTAGGCATGCCAGTACCCAATCATCAAGTTAAATCGATTTTGCTCGTTGATGGGCCTGACCTGATCAGTGATGTTCCCGTGCTCGTCAATGTAGTTAAACTCAAAGCCAGGAAAGTGCGACTCATTCAGGCCATGCAACTTGTGATGCTCGCCCCAAAAACCTGGTGGCTCATTCCATGGGACCGTAAAAAGCAGCGTCTTGCACTGGTTTTTAAGCTTTTGCAGCACTTCCAAGCCGTTATCCAAGTGCTCAATAACCTCAAAGGCAATGATCGTGTCGTACTGGCCAAGCTCAATCTTGTTGATGTCTGCATGTACAAAATGAGCGCCTGGACTCCAGCCCTGCTCGTTAGCCACATCCACAATGATGGGATCGTAATCCAGCCCTGTGTAATGAACGCTTTGCGGCATGAACTGCACGCCATAACCCGTTGAGCAGCCGATCTCTAATACTTTCGTACCACGCATGTGCTTAGCGGCCCACTGGTAACGCTGTTTCTCCCGTGGGAATACTTCATCGCCTTTCAAAAACACGGCGCGCTCGTAATTGTTGGATAGCTTCCAGCGATACCAATCTAGGTTATGGTGCTTCGCCAGTCTGAGCGTATTGCGCAGGAAAATGCCATCCCAGTTTTGCACTAGGCTGGCATCGTGCATCGTACCTTCGCCTTTGTGATAAATCGGAAAGATATTGACCCACTGCGTGCCGTCCCAAGACTTCTCAAAGCATTCGCTGATTTCAAAGCCAGCACGCTCGGCACGGGCGCAAAAATCAATATCTTCGCTGCCGCCAACCTCAAAGCCAATATCCAGCAAGCCAAGCTGACTGAAGACCTGCCTGCGAATCATGACGCAGAAAAACACAATGAAGTCACGCTGCGTCACTTCCGAATGCAACTTTAAGACACCTGAAATGCCGCATTTGAGGTTACTCAAAGGTTGGTCGAGCATTTGCAGCCATTGGCTTTTAGCTTGCGGCAGCAAAACCACATCGTTGTTAAGCAGCACGATCTTGTCAGTGCGCGTGGCCACAATGCCTTCATTGCATGCGGCTGCATAACCCAAGGGTCTGTCATTCCAAACAACCCTGATGTGATTCTCAAAACCAATGCTGGTAAAGCGCTGGGTTAACTCTTTCAGATAGGCATCGGTATTGTCCGTGCAGCCATTGGCCGAAATGACCAATTCCACATCGGTCATGTCGGTGTACTTAAAGATGGACTCTAAGCAGGGCTTGAGCAGGTCCTCACAGTGATTGTAGGTGGGAATAACAATGCTGTAGCGCATTAGAAGGTCCCACCATCAACTCCACCCGTGATTGCGTTAGTGCTGCCATTAACTGACAAACCCGCATCCACCAGTACAGCTTGACTACCCGTTGTAGATGCTGCAGCAAACAAGATAAAGCCTGCCGTTGCGCTTGCCGTGGTCGTTACATTGGTTGGTGGCGCACCTGATAAGCCGCTGGTGCCCGAAAATCCCGAAGTGCCTGAAAAGCCACTTACACCTGAGGCACCGTTAGTGCCAGAAAATCCACTGCGCCCTGAGGTGCCACTAGTACCAGAGAATCCTGAAGTGCCCGAGGCACCACTAAACCCTGATACGCCTGAAAATCCTGATGTACCAGAGAATCCAGAAGTGCCAGAAAATCCAGAGGTGCCACTTGCGCCTGAAAAACCAGAAGTACCACTTGCGCCTGAAAAACCGCTCGTTCCTGAAGCGCCACTAAAACCAGAAACGCCTGAAAAGCCTGAAGTCCCTGAGAACCCAGAGGCGCCCGAAAAGCCTGATGTACCTGAGGCACCGCTAAATCCAGAAACGCCTGAGAACCCACTCGTGCCTAAAGCCCCAGAGAAGCCTGAGGTGCCTGAAAACCCTGAAACACCACTAAACCCTGAAAAACCCGAAATGCCACTCTGTGCGATGCCATCAAGACCTGAGTAGCCTGAAAAGCCACTTACGCCCGAAAAACCGCTAACGCCACTGAATCCTGAGACACCACTAAAACCTGATACACCACTGTATCCAGAAAACCCTGAAACGCCACTAAAGCCTGAAAAGCCAGAGATACCCGAGCCTGAAAACCCCGATACGCCTGACCCTGAAAAGCCACTGACACCACTAAAGCCTGAAACACCTGAGAACCCAGAAACACCACTAAAGCCTGAGACGCCTGAAAAGCCAGAGTCCCCCGATAAGCCTGAAGTGCCTGAATAACCTGAAAATCCTGATGTGCCAGAGAATCCCGAAGTGCCAGAGGCCCCTGAAAATCCCGAAGTGCCCGATGCGCCTGAGTAACCAGATACGCCTGAATAGCCACTAACGCCCGAGTACCCAGAAAATCCAGAGGCGCCTGAAGCGCCAGAAAATCCACTTGCCCCTGACGCGCCGCTAAACCCAGACACGCCACTGAATCCAGATACGCCACTGAATCCAGAAATGCCCGAAAAGCCCGATAGGCCACTAAATCCCGATGTGCCTATGCCTGAGAAGCCACTAAATCCTGAATAGCCCGAGACACCCGAAGCGCCCAGTGCATTGGTCCAAGTGCCACCAATCGCACCTTCAAACTGCGATGACTGCGTGTTAAAGCGAATCATCCCGTCTTGTGCGACAGGTCTTTGCGATGTGTTGCCCTTGGGCAAGGTCATCGATGCGGTTCCCGGCACCACTGGGTTGTCAGCCAATCCCACCGTGGGATTAGCGCCATCACCTGTGCCGTTGGTTACATCAATCTCATCAGCCGTGCCCGTAAGCGTGACAACGCCAATGCTGTTGCCACTGGTGCGCGATAAAAGGCCAACGCCTGAAGACTGCGCCAGGTTGAGAACCAAGCCTGAAAGTGACACCGTTGGGTTGCCAGCAACGCCATCGCCATCAGCAACGCTAATACCTGCCGTTCCAGCCGCGATAGAGCGCGCTGTGAGCGTTGTTGCGTTGGTCTTGACCTGAATACCCGTCCCTGCTGATACGAGGCTTGCAGGCGCTCCAGAGAGGCTTAGAACGAGGGTTGAGCCAGCACCGTTATCTGTGAGCGTTAAGCCACCACCTGAAGTGCTTAATTGGCGTGATTGCGAGAGTGAGCCTTCACTCGTTGCTGTGACAAAGCTGTAATTGGTTACAGGGACCGCGGCAATATCTGCCACCGTCGTTTTGACGGTGCCACCATCCTGAACGATGGGTACAAGCTCGGTACCCGTGAGGGCATCGGCGGTCGGTAACTGGGTGATGGTTTGATTGGCCATTAGGGTGACACCGCTATTCCATCGAGGTTCCCATTGTTCTCAGGCGTCTGGGTATTGCCTTCCGTCGAGACAATGACATTTTGTTGATCCGTTGTCACCAGATTATCCTGGATTGCAGCCACTGACACATCAGGTCTCGGAAATCGCAAGTTGATGCGCTCAGTTTGCCGTGCTGGTAAGCGATAGGGATCTTTCTCATCCCTGCAATTTTCCTCGCACACCATCAGCCCTGGAAAGTTGATGTCAGGTCCCAGGGTGGCGTGAGGACGCTTCATGCGACACCGATCGCAAATACCGATCGCGATGTCGGAATAGCCCTCAGTGTCAAGAAACATCGGCATTATTTTGTCCTACCCTGAGATTCTAGAGTAGCGCGGCGCGACGCAACTCGCTTCGCAATTTGCTCGGCAGTCTGCTTGCGACCCTTGCCTGCTTTACCACCCAGACTTCCAAAGTTATCAGGCATCTTTTTTGATCTTCCAACCAGCCAAGGCGTTGGGCGCGAAACACCCTTAAGCGGACTTACATAGTCATACCCACGACTTTTTGATATTGGCGGCTTTTTGCCGCCAGGGGCGATATTCCAGCCCATCGTATCTGTACAACGAATTCTTGATTCAAGCTCATAGCAATAATCTTCTGAGCCAATTACCAATACCTCTTTTAACAAGTTTTCCCATCCATATTTGGCTATAGCATTGGCAAGCCTAGGATTCTCATGTCGATCATTCTTTTGCGCCCAATAGTGGCCATACTTCCATCTATGTTTAGCGTTTTTTGAAACGCCAATATAACCTTCGCTCATAAAATCTGAGTGATGACTTGCCCTTATCCAATACAAAGTGCAGGCGCTCATTTCGTATAAACTGAAATATTCGGGGCCAGGTAAATCGGACTGCGATCGCGCTCTTCAGCCTCAGCCAGTGCCAGGTACTTACCAGCCTGATCCTCGAGGTATTTGATGCGCTCCATGGGCACAGCAGGCAATTCCATGCTCAATTGATGCGCCAACATGCCGATCGTGGCCAGATACCACCGCTGTGGGATCTGCAATTCGTCAGTCAAATCACCCACATCCATGATTTGCTTGGAATACCAGACCGTCATCTGCACATACCACTCGTTAGGGACTGGCCAGAGGTAAATTTCAGGCTGTGGGACCGTGCGATTGAACCAAAACTGGTAGGGCTGATTGGCCGTGAAGTTTTTGTTGGGCAAATTGGTGTAATCGTCGCGGTTAAGCCTTGCCATTTGGATTTCACGCGAGTTATTGCCCACATAAAACTCACGCAAGGCCAGCGTTGTGCCACCAGACGCCCTTACTCGGTAGTATTGGACGCTCTGACCTGGGTCGATGTCATACCAAGCCCACTTTTTATCGGTGACAACCACTGACCCGATGTCATACAAGGTGTTCCAAGTTGATCCATCGGTCGAATACTCGAGGGTGAGAGTCCATGTGGCACTTCCACCACCAGAAATATAGGGGAGTAGGCCGATTGACCCAGCATAAATCGGGTTGCTGGTGCCAAAATTGATCGCGATATTGCCATTCGTGCTTGTTTGCAGGCAGTAAGTATCGACATCGCTGTCTCCTGCATAAGCTGCATTGCCACCAGCGCTGCTCGAGTAGCTGCCCGAGGGCCTTGTTAATGTGCGGTAAAGCACATTCAAGGCGTCATTGGCGCCTACTGGCAGGGTGTAAATGTACTTTTCTGGCGTTAGGCCGATGACTTCCTTTTTTACGGCCCAGTATTGGATGCCGATGTTGATCAGGTTAGTCAGTGTGAAGCCAAGCGACTCGCGTGCGGTCAGCAATTGCTCGCTGGTTAGTTCTTCAGCAAGCTTGCCACAGCGCCTCGCAGCGTGGTCAATCAGCGTTTGGACATTAAAAACCTGGCCATAAGTATCGGAATAGGACATTTCACCAGCCCGGACAATTCCAGCGTTTCATGGACGCTCTGGCTCGAGATCCGCGCTCAGATTTACGCGCAACTGGACCCATACGAGCGCAAAACGAGTCACGCCTTGGCCCTCCCTGGGGCTGTGGCGCTTTCAGGTTTGATCCTGTTTCTCGGTTGTACTTGGCTCGGCCTTTGGCGGTAAGACCCGCGCCTTGATCTGCCGGAAGCTTCTCACCACGGCCAATCGCCAGGCTCGGACCGCCGTTCTTAAGCTGTTCAGGAAGCTTTGCATACGATTTCCCCTTTACATTGGACTGCGTGTACTCTGCAGCCACATCAGGTCGAATGCCAACCTTCTTGGCAAACTTCGGATTGTTCTCGGCAGCTTTCATGAGCCGGAACTGAGCCTTAGATTTAGCTGGCATAAGTCTTCACC